ATCACGGTCAAGTATTTCGTCAGCGAAGGCGCACACAACGTCGAGGACGACACGACCGAGACGATCTACAACGAGGTGAAAGACGTTGTGGTCATCGTCGCCAAGCCGGGCTTCGACGACGTGAAGAATCACGGCGTCGTCTTCTCCGACGCCAAGCTCATCATCCCCGGCCCCTTCATCCCATCCGAGCCGCAGGTCGATACCGACAAGGTCATCCGAGCAAACGGCGAGGAGTGGGACATCCGCAAGGTCGTCGGCGTGCCCGGCGGCGGCGTCTGGACCGTCTTCATCTATCGGACCTGATCCATGCCTCTCATCGGTAAAGACAAGGCGCGGGCGGCGGCCATGGCTTCGATCGACGCCTTGGAAGCCCGCTTCGCACAGAACATCGAAACCCTGTGCGAGGACATCGACAAGCACATCAAGGCGCTCACCCCTGTCAACACCGGTGAGGCTGTCCGCAACTATATCTGGACGACCGGGACACCGAACAGCACCGTCTACAAGGCGATCGCAAACGGCCCGACCGGTCCGACCAACAGTATGCGGCTGGGCAGCGAACCGCGCCGGCCGGCCAATGAAGCGGCGGCGGCAGAAAGCCTCAAGTCGCTCAACCTGAAAGCCAACCCCTTCGCTACGATCTACCTGTCCAACGTCGCACAGGACATCGTCGGATTGGAGCTTGGCATCCTGCCGGGACCGCCTTATCGTTCGCGATCCCCACAGGGTATGTTCGGCATCACCTCGCAACACTTCAACATTCTCGTCGCGGCGCAAGGAATTCTCAAATGAGCAAAGAAGCCGAGCGGGTCTATCTGACCAACAAGATGAAGACCGGAGAGGGTAACTATGCCTTCCCGATCGCCTATCCGAACCTCCCCTTCGACATCCCCACCAACGCGCCCTACGCCGAGTTCCACATCATCTCCTCTCCGCAGGGCGTGGTGGTCGGAGGCGAGGGGCGCGGCCGGGTCCGTATGCGCTATGCCGGTCTCGTCCAGTTGACGGTCTGGGTTCCAAAGGAGAAGGGCACGAAGACCGGAACCGTGTCCAGCGACACGTTCAAGGACTTGTTCCAGTTCAAGGTGGGGCGCGACACCGCCGGCCAGACCTACAAGTTCGGCTCGATCCAAGACTACACCCCGGAAACCAAGGCTGGCTGGGAGTGCTTCGTCTACCGCGTGCCCTTCAAGCGGGACTCGATCGAGCAGGTGCAGATCGGCATCTAATTTGCCATCCACCGACATTCTCCCTTGACATATTAACCATTTTCAGTTACCATTGCGCTCTATTTCCGCTTCTTGTGCGGTGATCGGGGATCACTGTGTGCCAAGAGCGAATGTCACCGACATTTTAGCTTAACACAGCGACAGTCCCGCCCCTCATGAATCGGGGCCGCGCTCCCCTGCATTCTCCAAAGGGTAAACACCACATGGCAAACAAGCTGCTGGCCGATTCCAATCGCGCCTCGCTCCGCGAGATCATCGAAGACAACAACTTCTGGGGCGAAACGCCGCAGGTCGGCCGCACGCGCGCTCGTCGTTTCACCTCTTCGTCGATCACCGCGACCAAGGAAACCGCAACCTCGGACGAACTGCGCGACGACCGCATGGTCTCCTCGGTCATCGAGACCGCTGCGACCTCGGGCGGCGACATCGCATGGGAATTCGCGGCCGGCACCCCGGACCTTGACTTCCAGCGCGCCTTGATGGGCGCTTGGTCGCGTCCGATGGAGTGGGACGTGATCCGTGGCAAGACGGTAGCGATCACGGCCAACAACACCATCACGATCTCGGGCGGCGACTATACGGCCTATTTCACGGTCGGCCGCCGCGTCAAGACGAGCGGCTTCTTGGCTCGCTCGAACAACGACTATCTCCAGATCGCCTCGGTGGACTTCACCGACGGCAAGACCAACGTCGTTGTCAGCGGCACGTCGCTGGTCGCAGAAGCCGGATCGGCTGTCACCACGCTGGCTGATGCCAACGACGTGATCATCCTGAACAGCACCGCGATCCGCTTCGGCACCTTCTCGGACACGATCGACTCCAACGGCACCAACGCGTTCGCCGCTGCGATCGCCGCCGGGCAGCTTGTCTCGGGCCAGCGCATCTTCGTCGAAGGCGTCGGCTACGAAGCGGGCACCATCACGGTCGCGGCTGCTGCCGACAACGAGCAGGTCACGATCTCGGACGGCAGCAACACCTTCACCTTCGAAGCACAGTCCGACAGCGACTACGCCACGGCGAGCGCCGTTGTGTTCGCGCTGGGCGCGGATGACAGCGAGACCGCTGCCAATCTCGCCGCCGCGATCAACGCCCTCCGCAACGCCGGTGAACTGAACATCGTCGCCTCGGCCGCAGCCGCTGTGATCACCCTGACCAACCTGAACAAGGTCGGCGGCACGATCACCGAAGTGGACGCAACGCTGGCGGTCGTGAACTTCGCCGACGGCAACGCAGACTTGGGCGGCTTCTACACGATCCTCGCGATCACCAACGACGCGATCACCGTGGACCGCGAAGTCCCGCTGCTCGCAGCCGGCAAGCGCGTCACGATCAAGGGTTCGATGCTTCGCAACCCGAGCAACAACGCCGCCATCACGCCGCAGTCGGCTTCGGTCGAAACCGGCTTCCATGACGTTGGTCAGTTCTTCACCGTTGACGGTCTGCGCACCGGCAGCGTCGGACTGGAAGTGACCTCGGGTTCGATCGTCACCGGCTCCACCACGCTGCAAGGTCGCGAGACCAAGCGCGCGAACACGGAGAAGCTGACGGGCGTCAACTACACGCCGCTGGAAGCGCCGGCCACGGAAGTCGTCTCGGCGACCGCCAACGTCGGTATGCTGAGCGTCGATGGCGTTGAGCAGGCGACGGCGATCCGCTCGATCACCTTCTCGATCGACGGCAACCTCCGCAACCAGACCGCCGTGGGTTCCAAGTTCCCGGTGGGCATCGCGGCAGGTCGTCTGAACCTGACGGGCACGATCGAAGCCTACTTCGCCGACGGCACGCTGTATGACAAGTTCCTCAGCCACGAGACTGTCAGCCTCGCCTTCCCGATCATCGATATTGATCACAACACCTATTACTTCACCATCCCGGCGTTCAAGGTCTCCTCGGACCCGATCGCTCCGGCCGGCATCGATCAGGATGTCATGGAGACGATGGAGTTCACCGCGTTCCGCGACGCGGCGACGAAGTGCATGATCCAGATCGATCGCTTCTCCAGCACCTCCCCGATCACCGCGCTGTAATGGCGCGGCTGATCCTCCGAGAGGATGCCGGGAGCGCCTTCATTGAAGACGTTCCCGGTGGCTGACCACCTCCCCGAAGAACTTCCCGGCGGCTGACCGCCCCCACCGAATTGGCGGAGCCGACCTCCGCCTTACCAGCTTTCCCGACATCAATTTTCGCTGGCGAAACGGGGGCGGCCTTGTCGGGAGGCCGTCCCCACCCCTCCCCGACAAGGATGAATACCCGACATGGATATTTACGAAGCATTTGAGCGTAACCTCGAAGACACCCCGAAGACGTTCCCGCTGAGCGACACGGCTTCGATCACGCTGCTGCCGATGGGCGGCGAAAAGGCCCGGCGCGCTTTTGAGCGCATGATGGAGCCTTACAGCCCGCGCCTCAATGCCGGCGGCAAGCTGACCGAGGAAGAGAACAAGGCGCTCAACGTCCGCTTCTATGCCGAACACATCGTCAAGGGCTGGACCGGCATCAAGGATCGCGGCGGCAAGGAAGACATCGCCTTCACCGTCGATAACGCCAAGGCGCTGTTCAGCGACAAGAAGCTGGAAGGCTTCTTCGCCCTGATCATCCGCATGGCCTCCAATGACGCGGCCTTCGAAGCCGCCAAGGCCGAGGCCGACGAGGGAAACTGATCGCCTACCTGAACTGGTCCTCCCGCACCACTTCGAAAAATTCGGAGTGGCTGCGGAAGGTTCAGGAGGAAAAAGGGATCAGGGTCAAGACCCTTGAGGACGAACCAGTGCTTTCGCCGCACCTCTTTTGGGTGTGGAAAGCCTTCACCGATCTAAACGCCCGCCGCCCCGTGGCCGGCATGGGAGGCTACCTCCCCTTCTCCTATATCGAAATCGAAGCCTACTGCCGACTGAAAGGCATCACCACGCTCAACGAGCGGGAACGGCTCCTTCGACTCCTCGACGCGCTCGATGCCGCTTGGATGAAGGCTTACGTCGAGAAATCGGAACGGGAAAACAAAACCACCCCAGCCCCTCCTCCTCCGTCCCACTCCCCGCCTCGCGGTGGCGGACGGCGATCCCCTCCAAGAAAACAGGTGAGCTAACCCATGGACACCCATGGCATGAAGTTTGTAGTTGACACCACCGGGGTCGCGAAAGGTTTTCGCGACTACCGGGCGGCTGTCGATGGCATTTTCAAGTCCCTGAGTCAGTTCGAAGCTCACGTCGATAAGACGATGAAGGGCGTCGCCAAGGCGTCCTCCAACCCCCAAGCCCTGAACGCTTTCAAGAAGTCGGTTCAGGCATTCTCCAAGATCGACATCGACACGGGCGCAGCTAAGAAGCTGTCCGCCTTGTCGTCGGCTATGGTCGGCTTCAAGGCCCCGAGCCAAGCGCAAAGCGCCAACGCGAAGAAGTTCTTCTCGACCCTGAGCGGCCTACCCGACCTGTCGGCGGCCTATCGCTCGGTCAAGTCGTTGAAGGGCCTGACCGAAGCCATGAACGGGTTCAAGGCCCCGTCGCAAACCCAAGCCAAAAATCTCGCTGCGTTCGGTGCTGCCGGCCTCAAGGCTGCGCCGGGCCTGAACGCGCTTGCCGGAATCAAGAATCTCTCGTCGGCCGCTGCTGGGATCAACACCATCTCGGGCGCGATGAAGGGCCTGCGTGCGCCGTCGGCGAACCAGATCACGAACCTCAACGCGTTGGCGATGGCCATGCGTCAGTTCCGATTCAACAACCTCAGCGGATCGGGCAACTTCTACGCGACCCTCGGCGCGATCGGTTCGTTCCGTGCTCCCACTCAGGCTCAAATCCGTAACCTGCAATCCTTCGTTGCGGCAGTCGCTTCCATGCGTGTGCCGCCGAACGCGACGCAGGTTGCCACCGCGCTTCACGCCATCGCAAACGCCGCAGCCAACGCCGGGAAGTCCCTTGGCGGACTCCGCTCGGGCCTCGGTGGTCTGGGCGGATCACTCGGCCGTGTAGGCTCGCAGGCGCAAGGCGCGTCGCTCCAGATGATGGGGCTGCAAAACGCATTCTCGGCTACCTTCCAAGTTGGCTCCTTGCTGCGATCGCTGCTGGGATCGCTGACGATCGCCGAAGTCGGACGTAACTTCTTCGAGGCCGCGAACGCGGCAATCCAGTTCAAGGCGCAGATGAGCGTCATGAACAAGGAAACCGCCTTCGCGAACACGCAGCTTAGCTACATCAACCAGACCGCCAACAAGTTCGGTATGGACGCGCTGGCTGCTGCCCAAGGCTTCGGTAAGGTCGCGATCGCCGCGAACAAGACCGGCATGACGGTCTCGCAGACGCAGCACATCTTCGAAGGCTTCTCGACCTCCATGGCTGTTCTCGGTGTTACGACCGCAGGGCAGAATGACGTGTGGCTGGCGCTGCAACAGGTCATGAACAAGGGCTATCTGTCGGCCGAAGAACTCAACCAGCAGCTTAACGAAAAGCTGCCGGGCGCGATGGCCTATGCCGCCGAATACGCCAAGTCGCTGGGGATGACGCTGGAAGACGGCCTCAAGAAAAAGGCGCTCGACGCACAGGGCGTCCTCAAGCACGTCGCTGACCGCATGAAGCAGGACTTCGGTCCGGCCATGGCACAGGCGATGGATCGCCCTTCGTTCCAGATGACTGTTCTCAAGAACAAGGTCAACGAGTTCTATCAGGCAGTCGGCGAACGCGGTGGTAACGAAGCCTTCGCGAACCTGCTGCGTAGCATCACCGACCGGATGGACCCGGCGGCGATCGACCGCTACGCCACCGCGATCGGCGAGGGCTTGAAGAAGGCTGTCGATAGCCTGTCCAACGCGTTCAACTGGCTTTTCGAGAATTGGGATTCGATCAAGGGACCGCTGTCCACCACGCTCAATCTGATGGGTAAGTGGATGATCATGTCGGCCACCCTCCAGATCGGTCGCTTCATGGTCACGCCGCTGCTCCAGCTTGTCGGCGCGCTCGGCGCTGCCCGCACGGCCGGTGCCAGCTTCTCGGCGATGCTGGCCGGCCAGAAGTTCAACCTGATCGCCTCGTCGCAGGCGATGCAGGGATTGAGCGGCTATGCTCGCGTCGCTGCGACTTCGATGCTGGCGTTCCGCAACAGTGTCGCCACCTCCATCGCCGTGTCACGCGCTGCTGGCCTCAGCTTCGCCGCGACGGCAGCATCGCTGATGACGCTGAACAACGCTGGTCTTGCTGCTGCTGCTGGTCTGCGTGGGCTGGTCAACCTGCTGGGCGGTCCGGTGATCCTGACGATGGCTGCTGTCGCGGCGTCGGGCTATATGCTCTGGGACCAGTGGAACGAGGGCACCAAGGCGATCACGGGGACCGAAGAGGCATCGAAGAAGATCAAGGATCGCCTCAATGAGGTGACCACGTCACTGTATCTCAACAACGCGGCGGCGATCGAAGCACGGAACAAGCAGTCCGGCCTTGGTGGCGTCATGGGTCTCGTGACGACGGCGATGGAAATCTATCGCCAGAAGATGGACGAAGTCACCGGCGGCCTGTGGTCGCAGGCTGATGCTGTGCGCAACCTCGCGATCGAGAAGGCGAAGCTGGCAGTCACCGAGGCTCGCGCCAACCTTACCGCGTCGCAGATGGAAACGCCGGACGAGTTGTTCGCACAGGGGCGGAACCTCCGCAAGAACGGTCGTGGTTGGTTCCAGAAGGGCGTCCTCGGCACCTATTCCACCCTGCGTGGTTATGGCGAGCAGTTCTCGTCGTGGAGCGGCATCGATCCGAGCGTCGAAGACAAGCGCTCGGCTGTCGCAACCAACCGCAACACCCTTGCACAAGCCGAAGCCACCCTCGCACAGGCGCAGGGCACCACGACCATGGACATCGTCGATGGTATGAAGCGAGACCGCGAGCGCTGGGCGGCTGGTGTCACCAAGCCAGACCGTGTCACGCCGACCGAAAAGGGTGACGGCGCAGGTAAGGCCGCGCGCGAAGCCAAGGCACTGTCCACGGCTGTCGATGGTCTGATGCGTAAGCTGTCGGAGTCCAACGACCTGTGGAAGCTGTCGCAGGACTATGTCGCGGACCTGACCTCCGAAGCTCGCACGCTTCTCAACGATGGCTCGTTCAAGCAGTGGTCGCAGAACCTCCAGACCGACTTCAAGGCGGGGAAGGTCAGCGCTGACAGCCTGATCAAGTCGCTGGAGCAGCCGGGCGCGATCTCGCAAAAGACGCTGACGGAACTCAAGAACCGTTACGGCACGGATGTCCAAGGCATCATCGACATGTTGCGCGCTCAGCAGGCGGATTACGAGGACGCCGTAAAGGACGCGACGATCAAGCAGATCGACCGCCAGTTGGTTTACCTCGACCGGGCGATGAACCGTCTGGCTGACAACAGCCCGGCGATCAAGCTGAACATCGACTTCGCTGCGGACATGCAGGCAGGGGCCAAGGGCCTTATGTCGAAGGACCAGTTCGTCGGCTTCACCGACACGCTGCGTGGTCTGCGTGCAGGCACCGTCAGCGCCGAAGCCGCGACAGCGGAGTTCAACACGCGCCTGCTCGCCAGCGCCGACATCACCAAGCTCACCAAGGAACAGACGGACGCACTGACCGCCGCCACCAACCGTAATCTGGCGGCCCTCAACTACCAGAAGGCTCAAGCGGCCGAGAACGCCGCCTTTGGCGCGACGCGTCTTCGCCAGATGCGTGAAGAAAATGCGGTGCTGATGCTCAACGCGAGCCAGCAGAGCATCTATTCGGACGTGCTGGAGGAAGTCCGCACGCGTCTGGAGAAGGGCGAATCCGTCACGCAGGCCCAGATTCAGGGCTATGTCCGTCAGGCCGAAGCCCTGTCGAGCCTCAACGACCAGTTGAAGCGCAACAAGGAGTTCTTCGAGAACAACGGCATCCGCAGCTACCTCAACGGCCTCAAGTCGGTTGGCGAAGCTGCAAACGAGCTTGACAAGAATGTCCTCCAGTCGCTGGAAGATCAGCTTTTCAATCTCGGAACGAAGGGTAAGTTCAGCTTCAAGGCGATCTTCGACACGATCCAGCAGGGCTTGATCCGTGCCTCGTCGCAGAAGATCACCGAAGGCATCACCAAGATGTTCACGAGCAAGGAGGACCGTGAGAACGGGACCGCCTCGCCGATGGGCAAGCTGTTCGAAATGATCGGCCTTGGTAAGTATGAGCCGAAGCAGGCGGCCCCGCTGGGTTCGTCCGCCGCTTCGGCCATGTGGGTCCAGCTTGTCAACGGGATCAGTCCGACGACTGGCCAGCAGACGGCCATCAACCCGACCACCGGCCTTCCGAACAATGCAGCCGTGTCGGGAACCGACCCGGCTTCGACGATCGTGAACGCCGTGGCGTCGATCACGGGCGGAAACGCCGCAGGCACCACCACCTCCACCACCGGATCGAGCACGCCTCCTCCGGCGGTGACCGAGGCTGCGACCCAGACGGCGCAAACCTTCGGCTCCTCGCTGACCAGCCTGATGCCGGCGATCGGCGCGTCCTTCTCGTCAGCGTTCAACGGCCCGATCGCTGGTATCTCCCAGATGTTCGCCCAGATGCTGGCGCAGCAGATGACGGGCGGCACGGGCGGCGGTATGGGCAGCACCCTCGGCGCTGTTGGCGGTATGCTGGGCAGCACGCTCGGCAAGGCCATCGGCGGCAAGACCGGCGCGGCTATCGGTGGCGCTCTGGGCACCATCGCCGGCACCGTCGGCGGCGCTTATCTGGGCGGCTTCAAGGAAGGTGGTATCGTCGGTTCGCCGGTGACCAAGAGCTTCGCGACCCCGTCGATGTTCGTCAATGCCCCTCACTACAAGGAAGGCACGGCGAACACCAGCGGCGGCATCCCGGCCGTCCTGCACGACAACGAGGCCGTCATTCCGCTGAGCCGTGGCCGCAAGGTCCCGGTTGATCTGGGTGGCGCAGCCAAGAAGGGCACGCAGGTCAATCAGGTGTTCAACATCCAGACGCCAGACGCGAACTCGTTCCGCAAGAGCGACCAGCAGATTGCCTCGAACATGCACGCACAGGCCGCTCGCGCCTACCGCCGCAACAACTGAGCCTGACCGACATTCTAACTTGACATGCACCGACATTGTCAGTAGACGGTCAGGCTCATTCAAGCAGGAATCTTCATGCAAATTGCACAATTCCATGAAGTCCGATTCCCGGAGGACATCTCTTATGGGTCCTCCGGTGGTCCGGGCTTCAAGACCACCGTGATCGAACTGGCTTCGGGTCACGAGCAGCGCAACATCGACTGGTCCTTGGCTCGCGCCACCTATGACGCCTCCTATGGCGTCAAGAACCGCGAGGCGATGGAAGACGTGCTCGATTTCTTCCACGCCCGGCGCGGCAAGGCATATGGCTTCCGCTTCAAGGACTGGATGGACTTCGCGCTGGATCGGCAGGTGATCGGTCAGGTTGACACCGACGGCGATGTCGAACTCCAGATTTACAAGCGCTACGAGCCGCTGACCGCGCACTATTACGATCGCCCCCTGCTCAAGCTGGTGCCCGATACCGTCCACTGGTGGGTCAACGGCGAAGCGCAAGACCCGATCGCCATCAGCACCACCACCGGCATCATCTCTGCATCCGGCCTGACGCCCAACGCGGTGGTCGAAGCGCAGTGCGAGTTCGATGTCCCGGTCCGTTTCAACACCGACGAAATGCTGGTCACCCACGACGATTATGAACTGATGTCGTGGCCGTCGATCCCCCTCGTCGAACTCAAGCCGCGCTGATCCCCCATGAAAGAAATCTCCGCCGCCCTCTCTGATCACCTCGATCAGGAAGTCACCACGCTTTGCTCGTGCTGGAAGATCGTGCGTCGGGACGGTGTCGTCTTCGGCTTCACGGACCACGACCGCGACATCTTCATCGACGATGTCCTCTACGAGGCCGAGGCCAGCTACAACCGCACCGCGATCGCGACTTCGTCCGACTTCTCCGTCGCCAATCTCGATGTCAGCGGCATCCTCGATTCCGACCGCATGACCGAATATGATCTGCGCGCCGGCCTGTTCAACCGCGCCGATGTGTATGTCTTCGTCGTCAATTGGGCAGACCTGAGCCAAGGCATTCTCCGCGTCCGTCGTGGGTGGTTTGGTGAAGTCTCGCTGCTCAACAACGGCACCTTCACCACCGAGATTCGCGGCCTCGCCCAAGCGCTGTCGCACAACTTCATCGAAGTCTATTCGCCGGAGTGCCGGGCGGACTTCTGCGATTCCCGCTGCAAGCTCAACATCGCTGACTTCACCAACAGCGGGACGGTCACGTCCAGTTCCGGTTTTGACAGCTTCGCGGCCAGCGCGCTCCCGGACGCACCGACGACCGGGACCTCAGCCGGTGCTCACAAGACATGGGCGATCCACCCTTATGGGTTCCCCTTGGGACAGATCGTCGGCATCGCCGAGGTGCGTCTGTGGGACCAGCAGGGTAATCTCATCGAAGGCGGCCGGGTCACTGACATGGCCTATCTGGTGAGCAAGGACAAGTCGATCCAGAAAGCCTTGAACGAGGTGGATGACGCCAGCGAGTATGACTACGACGAGGGCACCTACAAGGAGATCGTCAAGGGACGCGGCCCGAAGAAGGCGCGCGACGCCCGCATGGACACGGGCTGGCGCACCACGCTGATCCCGGACACCGTCACTGAGATGACGGACATCCGCCTGATCTTCACCTTCGACACTCCGGTCGATGTGAAGACCGTCGAGATCATCACCCCCTCGCGATTCGAGGAAGCGCCGACCGCCTTCACCTTGGAATATACCGACGACGACATCGACGCCGTCGATCGCATCAAGGATTTGGCACAAGCCCGCACGGCCTATTTCAACCTCGAATGGGGCGTCGCCAAGGATTCCTCGCACGTCTTCACCGCCGCTGGCCAGTCGGCCATCTGGGGGCTGGGGTCGGGTGACGACACTCCGATCAACATCGCGGACGTGCCGGTCGATATTCCGCCGCCCTACAACTCCGTCTCGACCTACGAGGGCGGGACGATCAAGTGGCTGTCAGGGCGCAATATGGGCCGCGTGGTCGAGATCACCGACTATGCGGACGACACGAACACGGTCACCTTGTTCGAGAGCATGTCCTACGCGATCGCGGTTGGCGACACCTTCGAGATCACCCAAGGATGCGACGGCTCCCTCGCCCGGTGCAAGCTCTACAACAACGTCATCAACCGTCGTGCGGAGGACTACATCCCCGGCAACGACGAATACATGAAGTATCCCGATGCCAAGTAATCATGATCTGATCGAAGCCGCCCGCAGCTATATGGGCTGCAAGTGGATGCACCAAGGCCGCAATCGTGCTGGTATCGATTGCGCCGGTCTCATCGTCTGTGCGACGGCCGACGCCGGTTCGCCCATCGCGGACATGCAGGGCTACCGCCGATCGCCTGACCCTGAGAAGTTCCTCGGCCACATCCGCGACACCACCCTCCCCGAGATCGAGCCGCTGCCGGGAACCATGGCGATCTTCCGGGGCAGTTCCCAGCCCTGCCACATTGGCATCTTCACCGAGTATCAGGGCGTGCTCGGATTCATCCATTCCAACGCTTCGGTCGGGCAGGTCATGGAGGAGCCTTTCCTCCACGAGTGGCCGCGCCTGCTGATCGAAATTCGCCGCTTCAAGGGATTTGATTACTAATGGGTCAGCTAGTCATGACCGTCGTCGGCGGCGTCGCAGGTTTTCTGGTCGGCGGCCCGATGGGCGCTGCTATCGGTATGCAACTCGGTGGCATGGTGGGCGGCCTGCTGTTCGGTCCGTCGATCAAAGGCCCGCGCCTGCAAGACCTCAAGGTCACCGCCTCGACCTACGGCGCGGCCATCCCGGAAATCTATGGGACGGTCCGCCTTGGCACGAACCTGATCTGGACCTCCGGCATCAAGGAAACCAAGCACAAGAGCGGCGGTAAGGGTGCCCCCAAGCAGACGACCTATACCTACGACGCCACCTTCGCCGTCGGCCTGTGCCGGGGACCGATCACGAACGTCCTGCGTATCTGGGCCGACGGCAAACTGATCTGGGATCAATCGAGCAGCACCTCACGCACCATCGGTGGCACGTTCGGTAACTTCGACTTTGGCAGCGCTTTGGTCACCTTGATGAGTTCGAAATCGAAGGGCAAGAAGAGCGTAAAGGTCCGCGTCTATCGTGGCACCGAAGACCAGCTTCCTGACTCGCTGATCTCGGCTCATAAGGGCGCGGGCAATGTCTCGGCGCACCGTGGCCTGTGCTATCTCGTGTTCGAAAAGCTCCAGCTTGACGATTTCGGTAATCGCATCCCGTCGATCACCGTCGAGGTGAGCAAGACCGAAGCAGCCGCCTTCCCTGCGATCGCTGCTACGTCGTCGGGCGCAACCTCGCCGATCTACAGCACTTGGTATCCTGATTGGGAGACCGGCCGCATCTACGCGAACGTCGGCGGAGGCTCCGTCAAGGTCTTCGACCTCGGCACCATGGCCGAAATGTATGCGACCCCGCTGTCCGGCGGGCGGACCACTGCGTTCACGCCATCCGGGAACTCGGGCAATTATGTCGTTCCGGGCGCAGGTCTCTACTTCTCCGAAGTCGGGACCGGCAACTCGCGCCCGATCGAGATGTATGAGATGAACGGGTTCAGCCGAATGGACACGATCGGTAAGGACGGGTCGTCGCTGGGCGGCGTGTTCATCGATGCCTCCGGGAACCTGATCGAGCAGTATGGCGCGCTGGGGACGGCAGGCCATACCTATGTCAACGGCGGCACCGGCCGGCAACTCTATTACATGCACTTCGACCACACCCGGTCGGTGTGGTGCTTCGCCCAGAACGATAGCATCCCTGTGTTCACCGAGAAGGCTCCCTTCACCCCGAGCAACGCATTCTCGGGCCGTCAAGGCGACAACTCCTCGGAGATCATTGGCTGGCGCTCGGCGAACAACCGCCTCGAACTCCTGATCTATAACATCCCGGCCGGGTCGAAAGGCAACGTCGCAACTGACGCGAATGGTTCTCGCTGGACTCAGTCCAGCGGCTGGTCCAGCCGCACGGCTTATCTTGTCCCGACCGGACACACACGCTTCACCCCTCGGGTTGTGCTTTACGATCCGACCGACGACTGCATCTTCGCGATGGGCATCAACCAGAGCGGCGTGGCTGTCGCTTTCAAGTGGTCGGTCCCGAACAACACCTACAAGTTCGTCACCACACCTGCGAACCTGAAACCACCGACGGACATGAAGCACAGCCGGATCGCTGGCGGCTCCTTCGGCTGGTATACCTACACGTTGTCCACCGGGGCGTTGTTCCAAGAGATCGACATCCAGACCGGAGCCTTGACCCTCAACAAGGGTATTTCCACCACAGATATGCAGTGGGGATCGGCAGCAGCCGCCGGCGGCAACCAGTATTGGGACGACCAGTCCGGCAGCTTGGTCATGGCCACGCAGAACGCCTACCGGCGCGTCTATTTCCGATCGACCGGCGAAGCCAGCACGGTGGAGAACGTCGCCCGCGCCATCTGCCTTCGCAGCGGCGTCCTGACCAACGATGACCTCGACTTCACGGAACTGTCGGAAGGGAGCCTCGTCGGCTACCTGATCGATCGCGAATGCTCGGCGCGCGATGCCCTCAAGCAGCTTGCCACCGGCTACCTGTTCGACGGGTTCGAGAGCGACTACCGGCTCAAGCTGCGCTCGCGCGGCCTGACCACGGCTGTCACCATCCCGGAGGACTGGATCGGATCGGGCGATGACGGCATGACCGTCAAGGAAACGCTGACGCAGGAACTCGAAATGCCGATGCGCGTCTCGGTCAACTATTACGACGTTGCCCGCGACCATCAGCAGAACACTCAATCTGCCAAGCGTGTTTCCGCACCTGTCCCGACCATGTGGACGGCGAAGGAAGAGATCATGGAACTGCCGATCACATGGCAGGCATCTAACGCCAAGCAGTGCGCCGAGAAGATTCTCAAGATGATGTGGGCGAACCGCTGGAGCTACCAGTTCACGCTGCCGTGGCGCTACATGAAGTATGACCCGGCAGACATTGCTTCGGTCCAGCTTCGCGACGGCACGACCTACACCATGCGCTTCAACTCGGTGAACATCGGCGCTGACTTCACGATGGAAATCGATGCCGTCAGCGAGCGCGCTGCCGCCTATGTCTCGACCGCCGTGGGTAGCTCGGGCGACGCACCGGTGCAATATATCCCGGTCACCTACCCGTGCCAGCCGTTCGTCATCAACACGCCGTTGCTGCGTGACATCGACTACAACACGGACGGCAACTCGACGCTGTATCTGACGGTGGTCACCGACGCGCCGGTCTTCAATGGGGCCTACCTCTACATGAATGCCGGCGGCGGGGTCAATTTCGAAGCCATCGGCCACATCTCGGCGGACAACCTCTCCGGCCTCGTGGTGAATGCCCTCCCGCAGACCAAGAGCTACGAGTCCACCGACGAACAGACGGTCCTCCGGGTGCGCCTGACCGACGACGACGCCGAACTGGAATCGGTCCTGCAAGAGGATATGCTGACCGACTACCTGAACGCCGCTGTCGTGGGTGAGGAGATCATCCAGTTCCGCGACGCGGCGAAGCAGGAAGACGGTTCGTGGCATCTGTCTGGCATCCTGCGTGCCCGCCGTGGCACCAACTATGCCGTCAACAACCACAAGCCGGGTGAGCGCTTCCTCCTGCTGGCTGAATCGGTCCTGATCAAAAACAGCCGCCCGCCGGAAGATTATTACACGACCGATACCTTCAAGGCTGTGCCGGACACCGGTGCAGTGGAAGACGCGGTCCCTTACGCTTCCAAGCTGGTTCCGCGCGATCTGATGCCTTACACCCCGGAGGACTTCGGGATCGAGGACGACGGCACGACGGTATCGATCACCATGAGCCGTCGCTCGCGGGTGATCGACCCGATGCGGGACGGCGGCGAGTTCATCCACTATCGAGAGGGCGACAAGGCAAGCGCCCGTATCATGTGGAGCGTCTGGGCCGGACTCACCTTGAACGACACGGCAACCGTCAAGACGCCGACGATCTCCGCCCCGCTCCCGTTGTTTGACGCGGCCGGGCTGGACATCCCGCCGGTTGTCACCTTCCCACTCGCTTCTCTTGGTGGCGCTACGGGCTTCCTGCTCAAGGCATATGAGACGGGGTATGCGGACGGCACACCCAAATGGATGCACTTCGAACGCATCGACACCAACCGCTGGAACATGACCGAAGTCTATTGACTTTCGAGCACCGACAGTTTAAGTGAACACACTGTCAATTGAGGATAGTATGCCGACAACGCCGATTCTGGGGATCAATCAAGTCTCCGCATCCCAGAACCAGAAAGAAGTCACCATTAACGACGCGATCCTCGCGTTGGAAGCGGCGACGAACGCTACCCTGTCGGTCTCGCTGGCCCCCGCCAACAGCTACTCGCTGTCGGCGATGCAGGCTTCGCGCAACATGATCTTCCACGGGATCGAAGCGACAGAACCCTGTCAGCTTCGCTTCCCGAACGAAGTCAACGGCATCCCGTTCAACCGGACCTTCGTGGTCCGCAACACCTCCACCCAGCCTCTTACCGTCCAGTTCGCTTCCGGCACCGGCAACACCGTCGTCGTGCCGAACGGACAGGCGCGCTTGGTCGCGGCTGTCAACGGACAGGACATGATCGTCGCGGCCGAGCCGGAAGTGCCGGTCTCGTTCATGAGCCTGAATGACTCGCCGGGAACCTACGCCGGCAATGCCGGCCGGGTGCTCGCGGTCAATCTCGAAGAGAACGCAATCGAGTTCGTCGATGTGTCGGTCTTCCCCTCCTACACCGGGAACGCCAACAAATATCTGGTGCTCAACGGAACGGCAACAGCGGTCGAATGGCGCACGCTGTCGATGACGTTCGCCCAGCTTACCGATACGCCGACAGGCTTTGCCGGGATGTCTGGTAAGCTCGTTGCCGTCAACCCAAGCGAAACTGGTGTCGAGTTCATCGACATCCCACCGATCGAAGCCATGTCATCGGTCTCGTCCACGCGCTGGCGCATCCGCACCGTCGAGGCGGGCGCGGAGTTGCAGGTCGGTTGGGGCGAGATTGAAATGCTCGACGTGGATGGCTTCAACCGCGTCGCATCGGGCGTGGTAACGGCCTCGTCGTTCGATACAGGCCGGGAAGCTGCTTACGCCTTCGACGGCCTGACCAGCGAGGGTAATGGCTGGCTCTCGGTCGAGGGCGACCTGATCGGCTCGTGGATCGAGTATGAGTTCCCGACCGCTCAGTCGATCCGCAACGTCCGCCTCTACCCCATCAATGGCTTCCCCGAGTTCAGCCCGGCGCAGTTCATCATCGAAGCCGCTTCGGGCATCGAATGGGTTGACCTTGGGCAACGCGAGCCGGCCGCATGGGAAAGCGGCATTTCACAGACATTCTCAGTTAACGGTATAGCGCTTGAAACTATCGAGGAAGCTCCCTCGGGTGGTGGAACCTATGCGCGTCGCAACGGCGAGTGGGAAGAGATCAGTGAAGTCGTCCGCGACACGATCGGGGCCGCCTTGCGCGCGGGGTCCAACGTCTCGATCAGCGTGAACGATACGGCTGACACCATCACGATCAGTGCGACCAACACGACCGACCCGGAAGTCGTCCGCGACACGATGGCGGCTGCGCTCGTGGCCGGCGCGAACACCCAGCTTGTGGTGGACGACAACGCCAACACGATCACGATCAATTCGATCACGCCGGGCAGCACTGCTGACCCGGAGTTCATCCGCGACACGATCGGGGCCGCGCTGGTCGCCGGGACCAATATCGCGATCACGGTCAACGATTCCAACGACACGATCACGATCCACTCGACCGGCACGTCGGACGGCGAGTTCATCCGTGACACGATCGGCACCGCGCTCCGTTCGGGCAGCGGCGCTTCGATCGTGGTCAACGACGGCGCGGACACCATCACGATCTCCGCCGACCCGGAGTTCATCCGCGACACCATTGGAGACGCGGTGCGTAGTGGCGTCGGCGTCACCGTCTCGGTGGACGACGCAGCCAACACCATCACCTTCGCGGCCGACCCGGAATATATCCGAGACACGATCGGAACCGCTCTCGTCGCCGGCACGGGAACGACCGTCACGGTCAACGATGCGGGCAACACCATCGCCGTCAACTCCGACCCGGAGTTCATCCGGGATACGGTCAGCGAGGCGCTGGTCGCGGGCATTGGCATCGCGATCGCGGTTGACGACGACAACAACACCATCACCATCACGGCGACGAGTAGTGGCGGCGAGGGAGGCTTCGATGCCGAGAGCGTGCGCGACACGATCGCTGCCGCCTTGGTGGCCGGTAACGGCATCCAGATCGCCGCGAATGATGCGGCCGACACCATCACTGTCGCGACGGACCCGGAGTATATCCGCGACACGATCGGCGCAACATTGGTCGCCGGGGCCAATGTTACCATCAGCGTCAACGACGCGGCCAATACCATCACGATCGCGGCGGCGTCTTACGATTCCGAAATCGTCCGAGACCTGATCGGCGCGACGCTGGTTGCCGGCACGGGCGTGACCATCGCTGTGGACGATGCTGGCAACACGGTCACGATCTCGTCTGCGGGTATCGATCTGGAAACCGTGCGTGATGCGATCGGCACCACGCTCGTGGCGGGTGATGGTATCACCATCGACGTGAACGACACCGCAAACACGGTGACGATCTCGGCCACCGGAACCGGCGGGACAACCGATGCGGAATATATCCGCGACACCATCGGAGCCGCGCTGGTTGCCGGGACGGGGACCACTGTCACCGTTGACGACGACGCCAACACCATCAAGGTCAATGCGACGTTCGGCGCGGAAGAAGCTCTCGATCTGATCGGTGCTTCGCTCGTGGGCGGTCCCTATGTCACCGTCACGCCCGACGACGCCGCGAATTCCATCCAGATCGACGTGACGCCCGACCCGGAAGCGGTGCGCGATACCGTGGCAGCAGCACTGGTGGCCGGGCAAGGTATCGAGATCGTTCACAACGATTTCATGAACTCGATCACCATCACCAACCTTGGTCTCGGAACGCAGGACGCGGAGACCATTCGCGACGTGATGATGGCCGCCTTCCGTCCGCGCAATGGCGTCCTCATCACGGAGGATGACGGGAACAACCTGATCTATGTCGAGAGCGACCCGGAGTTCATCCGGGATACGATCGGCGCAACCATGCAGGCCGGTGCCGGCATGTCAGTGACGGTGGACGACACCGCGAACACGATCACCTTGGGGATGAATACTGAGTCTCTGATTGACACGGTCGCAGCGTCTGTGTCGGGGGCATCGGGGGCGGTCGTTACTTATGATGATCCCAACAACGTCATCAATTTCGCGGTAGACCCGGAATTCATCCGTGACACGGTCGGCGCGACTCTCGTCGCAGGGGCCGGTGTGGGTATCGGCGTGAACGATGCCGCTAATACGATCACCATCTCGGCCACCGGATCAGCGACGATCCCGTTCATCTATGCGCCGTCGCTTTTCTACCCCGGTATCATGACTGCTGCGGGTGTGATCCTGTTGCGTCACGCTTTCGTCACCGAGGCACAGCTTCCAGCAAACTGCGCCGGGTCGCAGGGAGGGGCATCCGCACTGGCGTCCCTGTCAGCAGTTTACAAACTCCAGAGAGCCGCTGCTGCGACCCCCACCGTGTTCTCCGATGTAGGCACGATCACTTACAGCACCGGGTCGCTTACCCCGACCTTCGCAACCGCCGGGGCCGCCGTCATCACTTTCTCGGCGGGGGACATCCTTCAAGTCGTAAGCCCTGACTCACCGGACGCCACCCTCGCCAACATCAACCTCACCTTTCTCCTGAACAGGATTTCCTAACATGACTTTCCGACTCTATCGCCACGATGATGACTCGGCCCCGGTGCTGAATGGGCAGATCGGTTCCCTGACCAATCTGTTGGACGCAGTTCTTGTCAACGGCTACGGAACCAAGCCCGCCGCCGGCTGGACGATCGCGCAGACCGGAACCAACAAGCGTGGCTACCAGCAAGGGGACGGAGGAAACCACCCAACCGGTATCATTCTCTATATGGACGACACCGCGCCGGGCGCAGGTGGCGCTCGTGAAGTGCGTGTCTGCGGCTTCGAGACCATGACGGCTATTACTCCCGTCGGCACAGGCCAGTTCCCGAACGCCTCGCAGTCTTCGATCGGCACGGGCTTCTTGTCGGTCCGCAAATCGAACACCACCGACGCCACCGCCCGTCGCTGGTGGATTGTTGCGGATGCGTGGACCCTCTACCTCTTCGTGCAGACGGGAGACGATACGCCGCCGTGGGAGCCGGGTTTCGGTTTCGTATTCGGTGACTTCGAGAGCTTCAAGACAGGCGACTCTTACGCACAGATCATTATCGGTCGTCTCAGGGAAAACTACACCGACGGCGGAAATGAAACGCTGAGTTCGTGGTCGTGGGGACAAAGCGGCTATACTGTCTTCTCGGACATTCCCGGCCACTATTGCTCGCGCCACTGGAACCAGATCACTCCCTCGGCGCGTGCCGGTAAGATTGCCGACCTCCGCTCCGGGGGTTACTCGCAGTGGACAGGCAGCGGCGGCACGCCCGGAAACGGCGAAGAAGGATCAGCCGCAAACGGGTGGAGCGACAACGACCGCAACTACTTCCCTTATCCAAATCCGGTGGATGGGGCGTTGTGGCTCGCCCCGGTCTACATCAATCAGGCCGGGATGCGGGGGTATCTCCGCAACTTCTGGGTGCCCCAGCATCAAGCGCCTTTCAGCCCCGGCGACACGATCACTGCATCGGAAGGGACGCTTACGGGTAAGAGTTTCGTTGCGGTCAATTCCAACTACCGCCGCCTCGACAACACCCGCACTCCGACGCAGTCCCTCCTCGAATATTGAGTTAGCGCATGACCACTCGATCCGCCTTTACCCAAGAGCGCTCCAGCGCCGCCACTTCGGTGGTGCTATCGGGAAGCCGCGAAGCCGTTACCATGCGCGGCTCCCTCTTGTCGGACATCACCAGCCCCACCATCTTCGTGCCGTGGCCAGCCGGCACGCAGGAGGGTGACCTCGCTGTGTTCATCGCTTCGTCGGGCTGGGATTTCAGCGCCGTCCCCAACGAAATCCGCATGGAGTATCGGAGTGGAGGCGGCACGCCCGTCTCTGGTTATGCTTTCTCCATCAAAGTTACAGCCGACCACATCACAGCAGGCGGTATTACGATTATCTGTAGCAACGCTTCCTCTGGCGGGATTGGTGTGGCCACCTTTGACGGGTCTCAGAACCCGTCGGCTTCCTTGTTGTGGTCGCGTCAATCCAACACGACGACCGCCCCGTTCGACATGTATATTGGATATGGTGCGAATGATACTTACCTGCTGTTCGCTGCGATCGAAACGAACACCACGGTAAGCTTTGCTGATCACCCGATGACACATACGATCACCGGTCGCCCGGTGTGCTCGGCGTTCGGGGTGTTGTCCGCCCCCGCTGCTCGCAAGGTTAAGGATACCATCACCTTGGGCGCAAACGTGCAGAGCTACGCCGCCGCTGTGCGTGTCAGCCGGGGCGCGGCGAATGGAGGACTGACGGCGACTGCGGTGACGGCGTGCAATGCCGCTGCGGGCACCCGCCAGATTTCCGGTATGACCTATTTCGAAGCCAAGATCGAAGCCTTGGTTGGAACGATGGGTGTTGGATTTGTCAACATTCACCAGAATCGCGGCGTCATTGCACTCGGCACGACCACCAACAATTTCGTCTACCAGAACGACGGCCTCGTCCGCCTCAACAACGTCACTCTGGCAACACTGGCGGCGTTCACCACCGGCGACCGTGTCTCTGTTGCTTACCACCCCGGCTCCAAGCAGGTGTGGTTCAAAGTCAACACCGGAAGCTGGAATAATAACGGCACCGCCGACCCGGCGGCTCAGGTCGGGGGGATCGATGTTAGCGCCTACGATCCGGTCATGGCGTTCCCTGCGGCCAGCTTCTCTGCGCTCAATGGGGTAATCACCCTCACACTGGCAGCGGAGGATTTCCTCTACACCCCTCCGGTGGGCTACCGCAGCATGGAGACCGACACGTTCTCGATCCCGATCATTGATACCTCGCCGCGTTATTCGTCGATTGAAATGACGCATAACTTCGGATTCGTTCATGGTGAGCCGCCTGTTGGTGGACGCATCACGTCGTTCGCCATGCCGGCTGGTCCGCTCAAGACCGTAGCTGGTGCGGTTCAGGAAAATGGCGTTGGCGTCGAAGGTAAGCGCGTTTTGCTCTATAACAAGCGCACGGGAGACCTCCTTGGGGAAGCCTTCACGAATGCTGATGGGAACTTCGTGATCCCGTCTTCGGAGCCTGATGCACCTCATTTTGTCGTGGCCTTCGATGACCCGGAATATAACGCCAAGGTCTTCGATAACGTGGTCCCCGGATAATGGCATACGATCCGCCTGAAACCCCGAACATCATCTTCAACTTCACCACGACACCTTACACACCGCCGGTAACCCCGGACGTTGTGTTCGAGATGACGACCGAAGATGATACCGGCGGCGGAATTTCCTTCGACCCCCGCCGGGTCCAGTTCTTCATCATCACCTAGTCTGTCAGGAGGCGTGGTTCCGCCCGCGCCTCCGACATTCTGACTTGACATTCACCGACAGTTTCAATAGACTATCGGCCAATCGAGGATACTATGCCGACCACGCCGATTCTGGGTATCACCCAAGTCTCCATCGCCCAAAATCAGAAAGAAGTGACCATCAACGACGCGATCCTCGCGTTGGAGGCGGCGACGAATGCCGTCCTGTCGGTCTCGATGGCATCGGGTAACGCCTACACCCTGTCAGCGGCTCAGGCGACCCGCAACATGATCTTCAAAACAACCGCAGCCTCGGCCGCCTGCGAACTACGCTTCCCGGCTGAGGTCAACGGCCTCGCACTCAACCGCTGCTTCGTGGTCCGCAACGAGTCCGGCTTCGCCCTCACAGTCAAATTCGGCACAGGCACCGGCGGTGCGGTGGTCATCCCCAACAACCAATCACGCCTGATCTTCGCCAGCAACGGCGTTGACATGTTCGTGGGTGCGGAAGCTTCGACGACGCTGTCCTTCATGGCCCTGTCGGACTCTCCCGGCAGCTATGCCGGGATGGCTGGCAAGCTGCTCGCCGCTAACACCGAAGAAAATGCGCTGGTGTTCATCGACGCACCGGTCTTCCCGTCCTATGCGGACAAAGCCGGGCAGTTTCTGGTGGTCAACGCAACCGAGAACGGTATCGAGTGGATCACGCCGACCTACGCTGTCGCCTTCACCGAACTGAACGACGCGCCCAACAGCTTCGC